GATATTAATTCTTTCATCGAGAACTGGCAAGTAGAAAATGAGAATCACTCTGAGCACGAGGCGTACACCTACTGGGATGGACATAATCATAGAACGGTTGTACTTTCTACTGAATTCGGCGAAAGTGATCTTGAAAGGATTAACGACGACGAAGAAGAAAATGAAATTATAGAAGAATATTTAGATCGCGAAGACGGCGAACAAAATGCCGGATACACCTTTTACAAAGGTAAAAAGTATAATTTCAGCGAATCAGCTTTTCAAGAAAGCTGGGCAATAGCTTCTGCATCACTCAAAGACGAATAATAACCATTAAAACAATAATTATGAAAGATTTATCTGTATATCACAAAAATGGATCAAATGCGAAATACATCGTATTCGTAATAGATTCTAATAGCATCGTAAATTATGATGTAGCGGCCACTAAAAAGACCGCTGATAAAAGAAATTTTGAGTATTATTACGACAAAGCAGAGGTGATGACTTTTAGACAAGCGGCTAAAAAATACCCTGAACATTTCACTTTTGAAATCTAAATAACTAACTGCTGCGCTACCGGCATAACGGGCCAAAAATATGAATAAAAAATTAAATGATGCCATGAACTCTTTATCAGAGTTGATAGTCTCTCTTCAAAATAGTAGAGATTATGCCGATACTTTTTCTGAAGATGAAAAAGAAGTTTTAAATGTTGCTGATGCGGCTTATGATCTTTTAGCTCGCACGAAAATGGTTTCTAGCATCATGTCAAATAACCCTGACGAAGAGGAACGTGGTTTACATCCAAAGGTGCAAACGTTTGCACCTACATCGAATAAGACCCTAGATGAGATATTCGAAAAAATAAGCAAGTGAAAATCTCTGGAAAGAAATACGACCAAGAATTGCGCATGTGGGTACTTAAATGTCCAATGTGCGATAAGATAGCAGCTTCAGCTTCGGAGGAAGATATGTTGCCTGAATCCACTACGTGTGAATTTTGTGAGAGAGAGCCGATATACGAGGTTATTCCAGAAGATGGGAAGTTGTTTATTCATCGTAATAAATTTCCTAGATTCGTTGGAGAAATTACCTTTGGAAGTATATCTGACATTGAGAATCTACGCATGATAGATACTTGCGTTGATGTGAAAGTCTTAGGGAATGCCATGCGCAAAGCGGGCGAGTTTTTAATTAAAATAAGTAGGAGATGACCGAAGAAAAAGAGAGAAAAAAAGGAAGAGGGGGAGATAGAGGCGGCCGTAGACCTAAAACATTGACCCCCCAAAAATCAATGCACATTTTGTTAGATCACGATCTTATCGATGTAGTCGACAAGCAGCCTAATAAAAATCGTTTCATAAACGATTGTATAAGACAAAAAAAGGAGAGCGAATAGCTCTCCCTTTTTCATTTGATTAGCCCTTGACCCCGAAGACGAGATTCAATTTCGATGTAAAGATAGTCAATATCTGAACGGAAGTCTTTATAATTTTGGTACAGAAATACCACACTCTCAATATTATGTGAGATAAACGTTCGATCTTTCCAATCAATGGCCATAGCGATACTTTCTCTTAGGCCGTTGGGTATTCTTCCCCCGGCTAGCACGCTTGGCGAATACAGAAAAAGAATGATGAAAATAAACATCTTTCTTTGCTGTGTTCCCCCACTCCTTGATGGGCAATCTCTTTCGTCTTGTATTTCTCTGAACCATGTCCAAATAGTCTTTATCAATTCTACATCATGAAGAATTGGAGCTGATAACTCCCTTTCCCTTTCCGAGATTCTACTTTTTTGTTCACGGATAGATTTTAGTTCTGAAATTTCTGAAAACATATAATAGCTATTTAAAAGATTATTAGTATCTTTGCAATAACCTTTTAAGGGAGTCTGTATTGGTAGTGCCGGCTCCTTTTTTTTCATAATCAAAACGGCAAATCGTTGTTTGCTGAATGACTTTCTTGCACGCCATCTTTCTTTGTGAGGAGTTCTATTTTCTCTGCATAGATTTCAGTTATGTAATGCTGTACGCCTGCTTTATCGGCATACGATCTAATACGTATCTTTCCCTCTACATAGAGCTTATCTCCTTTCTTTACGTATTTCTCCGCAATTTCGGCTAAGCCTTTCCACATGATGATATTAAACCAGTCCGTTCGTTCTGGTACATCTGTTCCATTCTTTAGCTTATATCCGCGCTCACCAACGGCTAGTGTAACACTTGCTACTGTGACCCCTGATTCGAGCCTTTTTACTTCCGGGTCTTTGCCCACATTCCCAATTAGGATAACTTTGTTTACTGACATAATTACTTACTTTTTTTATTTTTATCAAATCTATAATAAAATGGTTCATTACTCTGTTTAGCTCTCTTATCAATTTTCTCTTTGCTGCAAGGAACTGCCATCTCATTTATGCTATTATATAGGGTGAAAGCTCCCTCTATGTTTTTAAGCTTATCTAAAACATTTGGATCAAGATTAATACCAGTAACGAATTCTATTTGAAAAACTCCTTCATTCATTTCGTCCTGTGTACTTAACTGTTCATCGACTCTTCTATGTAGAGATTCCCTATACTTAAAATAGCTAGCTATTATTCCTAAAATAAGAAGTAGATCCTGATACGTAATGCGATCTTCTTCTTTTGATAAGAGTTCAAAAACTTGTTTATTGTTTGTTCCTAAAACGCTTGCAATAGTTTGAACAATTGGAATACCGGCTTCGCTTAATTGCCGTAAATCTGGAATAGACAGATACCCCATTTGTTTAACACTATCAATAGCCGTTTCTACTCTAGATTTATCAATTCTAAGCCAGAAACTAAATTCATTCAAAATATGTTCTAATATCATTTTTTTATCGATTTAATACCGAAAGCGATCCTCTCTCCATCGGCTAAGTCCATCCCCATTTTTGAAGGAAACGACTTGATGTAATTGTAGAATTGAAATAGCTTCCCGTTGTCATCCCCGCAGCGATCTATTAGTAATTTGATTACTTGGTAGATGCAATCTGAATCATCCCCGAAGTCCTCCTGCACGCATTCGGGGCAATCCTTAACGGGCTGCTTCAGTCGCTTTAATGCAGCTATTGCAGCGTTGAAGTTCCTGCGCTCCTCGTGCCTTAACATCTTATCGGCATTTTTGCATGCCTTGTCAAGGTCGAGAAGCGCGCTCTCTGAAATATCGGCCATGATGTAGGCGATGTTTGTCGCTATATTGGCCTGTTTAATATTCTGTTCCATCATTTCACAAGTTTAAATTCATACACGAATACGAAAGGATTCTCATCCCACATTTTTCTACTTGAAATGCGTGAGATTAAAAGTTGATAAGCCTCTTTGGGCGTTTTTCGCCAAAGCCAAACATCTTTCAAAAAGTCTTTAAAGCCATATATCAATGACTTACATTGTGTACGCATAAATTCTACGCCCTCTTTGATGCAATCCTCATCCGAAATGTCCTGTAATCTCTCTATTCGAACGCCTGTTATTTCGATTTGATGAGGCATTACATTAGATCGGGTGAACATTTTATTCTTCCAACCAGCAGAATTACAGAAAGAGTTAGCTAAAGGACATCCCGAATAAATAGAATTATAATCTTCTTTATCATCTATTTCTTTATAACTCTGTGCAATAGCGACTATTTCGCCAACCCCGTATTGAGGTTTTAAATAAGATCCTTCAATCTCAAATTCGTTCTCGTCAATTAAATAAGAATAATAGTCACCTAATTGATTCCTAGCAAGCCTAAAACCGCTTACATATACTCCCTTGAAAGTCCTAGGTACATTTATCATTCTACGCGTTTGCGTTTTTTTACCTGATAGTACCGCTTCTGTGAGGCCGTATCTATCGTTAAAAAGTATTTTTTTAGTCATTCTAAAAAATATTAAATTGATCTCTTTTTTTTGTCAAAAAGCCTACTAATTTTTCTTTTGAAATCCAGGCCTCATAAAGATCGTTTGCCGTTAAATTTTCAAATTGATCTGATAAATCACTATAACAACCATTTTTCAGCATTTTGTCTATGGTTTTTATCAATGCAATCTTGTATTTTGGAAAACGAATTTCATCCCTTCGAATAGATTTAAGGCTACTCATTGGGCAAAACAAACATCCTATTCGAGTATATCCCTCATCGTACAATTTACAATACGGTATCTTATTTGATCGAATGAAAGTCCAAACATCGTTATTTGTCCAGCTAATTATAGGGGATATAAGTATTTTATCTTTACCTTTTACGCAATTTATCTCGGTTTCTTTGTATCGATTGAACTGGTCTAATGTGCCAACAAATTTACCCCCTTTTGTTTCGACCTCTTTCCTGCCTGATCTTCTTGCGCTTTCCTGATTCCTAATCCCTATTAGCGTAACTGTTCCTGCGCCGCCCTGCTCTTTTAATACAGCGCAACAAAATCTAACTCTCATGGTTGGTAGCATTTTCTTTTTTATGCATAACTGTAGAAAAGAAAGGGGCGGCCTCTCGATAATTACATCGGGATAATTATCTTTTATGAAATGGACTAATTCGGGTGGGTCAAATGTCGTTAAACTGAAATGAGCCTCAAATTTAACGCCTGCCATTTTAGCGATGTGATAAAGACATTGGCTGTCCTTACCCCCGCTAAATGCTAAATAAAAACCTTTATCGGACATAGTTAGTGCTAATTTTTCAGCTTTTTTAAGTAGGGATATAGAATATTCAATTTTATCTTTTAACATACTTAATATTATTTATCTGTTCGTGATTTCCGAACAACTGATTTATTGTAAATTTCTATCAACTCATCCGCAATACTTTCATCCGTTACACACAGATAATCCGCAGCTTCTCTTATCAAGCTCATTAAGCTCTCAAACGAAATAACACCTGCACGATATAATAGATAAACTTTATAAAGATGAGGGATTACATACTGCTTTGGAACAAGTATTTTACTGCCCATGTCTAATACGCCTTTCCGTGTTTGTATTCACGAAGTGCGTTGTATCGCATCTTCTGCCGCACGTGCCATTCAAGGTTAAATCCGATTATTTCAGCCAGTTTCATTATATTTAGAATGGGATACTGAATACGGCCAGTTACGGAATAACTGCCGCATACAGTCCCTTGTGTAATGAGATATATATTTTCTGTGAAAGAGTTTTCACTGGCGACTTCATTAAAAATAAAACCACCTTCAAGAACATATTCTTTTGCTCCTGCTAAGTCTAGGAGCCGAATAAATGCATCACTCAATTCATCTTCAACCGTGTCTTTAACATACTCATCAAAGCATCTTTTAAAATAAAGTTCTTCAGAACCAATTTCTGGAATATAGACACTCATAACTCTGTTGAAAAAATCCATATCTGCGTGATTGCATTTCCTATCCGCTTCCACAGCTTCCATTAGTTCTGATACTACTAAACACAGAAAGTGTTCTTCACTCGGCGTGTTCTCACAAAATCCTTTTACAACAGCATTTTTGTGAACCTCTTTTGCTAGTTCGTTTATTAATTTGAAATCCATAATTATTATTCTAGAATTAAATCTGTTTTATAAAATCCATCTTCCATTCCTTCTATCTCATATCGCTGTGTCTTATTAACCTCAATATTGAATTGTTTCAAAACATTTTTTACATTAATTGAGAAAACAGAACATTTTCCATTTTTCCTTTTGTATATTTTGAATGCTGAAATATTATCTTTGTCAACTGGCTTTATATATAAATTACCATTTTCTCCTTGGCCTAGTATAATCCATCGCCCCTCTTTTATACCAAGTTCATCTACTAGTTCGGTACTGAAAAACAAGTATCCTGAAGATCCTAATGTGACAAATAATTTATCTTTTAGTGGAGATATTATTTTTATTTTCATGATTATTTATTTGTTAGTTTTTTACCTGCCCTCGGCATTACCGATATCAGGTATGTTTTTAAAATTGTCGTTATGCAGCCTTTTTTATGAGGTTGATATTTTGTTTCACTAGATTTAAAATCTCATCATGAAAAGGAGTATTCTTGTTGCAAGATCCTCTGCTCTGTATTATCTCGAATGTTCTCAATGAAAGCTCAATAGTTTCTACCCTTTCACCGGCTTTTGTTTTAGCCGATAAGATGAGAGAATCCGGCTTCTTGAAATATTCCGCTTCAAAAACACAATGGTGCATGAATGTTCCCTCTTCTGCAAATTCCTTTACGCTCTGGAGAACTGAAAAAATGATATTATCGTCACCGAAGCACAATCCAAAGAATTTGCTTTTCTGCTTTCGGTATTCTTCCTCCCACTTGAGAGCCTCCTTACATCGCCGCTCGAGTTCTTCTTTTTCTGTAATCCGACGTTTGCGTTTTAGCAGTTTGTCATGCTCCTCTTCTAAGTTAGCCGGGCAAACATATTTCGGATTATTGATGTCGAGATGGAAATAGTCAAGAAAGTTCATATAATCAACCCAAATCGAAGCATCTTTAACTATGTAATTATTTCGAATGCAAATCCTTATTGAAGGCCAAAACTTCGAGATAATATGTTCGTACCCTTTCATGTAAAGGAGCAAGCTATACTGTTTAGCTTTGAGTAATGTTTCTGCTTTCGGATTAGTAAGAAGCATCTTAAAAAGGCTAAGAGGTGAAACGTCATGAAAGTAGCCTTTGAATCCGTTACGGACTAAGTTCGGGATATAACGGCGCATTGGATATATGTGTTTAGCATAGATATTATATTTTGTCGTATTTGTTGATGTGGTGCGAATTTCCATTGGTGAATTCCAATTCCAGAGATAAAAATAGAAATAATTCATTGCGGTAGAACGAGCCATTGATATATCCTTTCCTTCTGAGGTTATCCAATTCTGAACAGCTTCATTTATTTCATAGTTAGCCGGATATCCAACTTTGCAGTTCTTTTGAACTACGTAATTACGAAGTATTTGAAATCCATGAAACGTAGTAATGACGGTATAATACTCTCTGTATTCATCCTTCCGCTTTCTGCCAAGTTCTATTTTTAGCTGATTTCCACAATGCGGACAAACGGCACTAGTAAGCTGAATAACTAATGATCCTTCTTCAGGTTCCCATGTCTTTCCACACTCTGTACACCAAACAGATTTCTTTCTAAGATAACCTATCTTCTCAAAACAGTGGTCTATGCCCCAATCTCGCTGTTTGTCAGTGAGAGCAGGTAGTTTAGCACTCAGTTCAGCTACCTGCTTTTGTAACTTCGTTTTTGGTTTCATTGCATTAGGTCAAAGAGTGATGGTTCAGCAATAACAGGATGAGCTTTTTTAGCTTTCTTTTTTGCCTTTTCTTTTAAATCGTACAAACAGAGTTCTTGGTACTTCTTTATAGCTTCCTGCTTTGCCTCTGCTTTGTCTAATTCTGAAATTTCGACAACGTGGTTAACAACCACACTACATCTGCTTTTCTCTATTACTTTGATTTTGGCCTCATCGTAATAGTGTACCGCCATTCCAAATACTTCGTCATCGGAAAATCCACAACAACCGCTTTTCTGGACTTCTTGGAAAATGAAGTTTACACATTCATCAATACTTTTTTGGGGGTTGGAGTATTTTTTAGAGAACATTTCGTCCTCTTTAGCTCTCTTATCAAGATACGACTTGATGGTTTGCTTAAAAATTTCTGTTGCTTTCATAGTTCTTTTTAATATTTATCATCAAACGCACCCATCAAAACAGCTTCGCTCTCCAAATCTGAAAATGTGATATGGAACGCGCTATCATGATCTCCGCCTTTGTGGGTCATCCGAACGAATGTAGAATCAACGCAGCTCATTACGTTAGCTAACAATTTAGGATCGAAAAAAATACGTTCTGTAGGAATGTTTTTTGATTTCAATTTTTCATTAAAAACTTTTTCCCAATCTACGTATTCCTCATCTGAAAACATAAACTTAACTTTAGCAAGCGGATCGTTATAAGCAATAATTCCGTCTTCTTCAACGAGAATATAATTATACTTAAGTATAGAAGCGTAAGAGCTCTTGTATAGGCTCTTTCCATCAAGTGCTTGTATTTGCTCCTCACTAAGAGAACTTATCTCTGAAATCTTAATCTTAACTAGTACTGATCCATTTGATGCTATGGCAAAGCCCTTTTCAAAATGGATATAATGAAGCTTTATCTTCAAGTCATCACATGAGGCTACATTCTGCAATCTAGCCGTCTTTTTGAAATTTATTCTTTTCATAATTTCTTTGTATTTGCTAATTTCAACTTCTGAATGCTTTTTTTCCTGTATTCTTCATTTGCCTTTTTAGGATCAACCAAAATTACGGTGCTAGCGTTAATTCGAAATGAAACGAGATTTTTTTCAGCATCTTTCCGCTTCTTTATAATTTCGGAGATGTCGGATTTCCCCTCAGACAAGTCGGGCTTGCGCTCCACCTCGTCTGGTTTACGTGGCTTTCTCATGCTTCCGACTCCAATTCTTTTTTAATCGCCTCTTTCAATGCTGGAAGAATCTTTTCGGAAAATTTATAGCACTTCATCTCTAATTTCTTACTCCTTTCATCTGTGCTTATTAGCATTTTACCACTAAAATAACATCCATCAATTCTTAAAATAAACTCTCTAATATCTCCCGCGCTGTCCCAATGATAATTGAAATTACCCCAATCGGTTCTAGCGAAAAAACATCCATCACTAGTTAAAATAACATCACCCAACCAACCATTATTTATTGTTCTTAATTGGTATCTATAAACTTCTTGTTTCATAATTACTTGCATTAATCAAATCCTAATAAATCACTGTGCTTGTCTAGAATCTTTTCTAATTCTTCTTCACTAATTTCTTTAATATCTTTAAGACTACACCAAGGATCATTGCAATTGTAGAATACTCCTCTAATTTCATCTAATAATTGCCTACACTCCTCGCGCCGTTTATAAACATTTCTTGTAAGAGATATTGCAGCTTTAATTTCTTGTTTCATTTCCGGCAATAAAAGACGAACTAACTCATCGTATTCTTCTTTATGTAAACTTACTGTAACGCAATCAGATATATCAATATCAATCGACTTGTGCCGTAAATCATTGTTTCTTATTTTCATTGTTTTACTTTTTTCTAATTTGTATGAAGCCCCTTTTTTCAGTTTCTTTCAACAGCGGAAAATCCGAATCGCTAACCTCGCACGGTGTTTCTCCGTTTATCGAAGTATAGTTTGGGAGATTGAATTTCTCTCTTATTCGCTTAATATCTTCCTGATTGGTGGTTCTCCAGTAGATTGTTATTTTCATTTCTCGTAAATATTCCCACGAATGACTTGTTTTCGTTCGTTTTGCGGGCTTGTTTTTTGCTTAAACAAAGACTTGTTAGTTTCGGCATTCAAAATAGCCTCAGCGGCAAGCAAATCACCCCTACGTGCTTTTTCTTTCTGCAAAGTCAAATACTCCTCGTAGGATACAGCCCCATCCTCTGCTTTTTTTGCGTTTTCAAGTAATTTAGCTTCGTTGATGCTAATATCCTGTGCGGCGGTATCTCTATGCGTGTCGTATTTTCGAAGCCATTGCATTATCACTTCTCCGTCCATCCTGCCGTAAATTTGCCCAAAGTAGCCCTTTTTAGCCATTTTGAAGAAAAGCTTGAAGTCCATCGGCGTATAATGCGGGTACTCTTCACGAATTAGGCTGATAGTGTCGCCAATCTGATACGCATCCATCGTACCGTTCGATGAGTAGAAATTCACGAAAGAGTTAATCCACTTAACCATCAAGGCGATCATTTTAACTTCGCCAATCTCTGAAGTTATATTTGCAATACTAGGCAATTCAGGATTGAAGCAATCTTCTACCGTTGCAGGATTAAGGCTCGCCCAGAATTCTGTCGGCTGCTGCTTCAAGATCGCGACGACTTGCTGCTTTGTTTGCGGCAGAGGCGTTGTTGTTAGATCCTGCCGTTGGTTTATTATTTCTCCCATACTGTTTTTCTCTTTTTTCCCACGTCCGAAGACGGCGTTCAACATCCCATGTTTTTTGATACTCAAAATTCATTTTAGTTTTCGACTTATTCATTTCGCTCCACCAGTTGTAAAAGTCACGGACCATTTCTTTTCCGTAGATTGGAACGAATGGAGTAAGCGAATCATAAAAAATTTTAGAGCGAGCGAGAGTAGCATCGACAGATGCGTTTTTCTTTACTAGCTCGATAGAGCTAGTTTCTTTATTAGTTTCTTTAGTTTCTTTATTATTATATATATTCTTTAGTTGTTGTCGCTCAACGCTGTTTTTGTTTGTCGTTTGAGTGACGGTTTGCTTGTCGTTTTGCTTGTCGCTAAAACTTTCTGAAAGTTGATAATCGACATACTTACAGACAGTTACAATAGAGTATTTGTTTGTCGTTTTGATTGTCAACTCGCTTGTCGTTTTCAAACGCGAAATACAAGTTCTTGTTTGTCGCACAGATAGACCAGTCTTTTGTCCTATTTCACCTATTGATGTAATAAATGAACCTCTTTCAATTTTAATTCCATGCCAAATTCGATCTTCATAATTTGCAGAAAAAAGACAATGCAAAAAAACTTGTACCATGTTGGGAGTAGCGTACCACTCCCAATCTAGTATTTTCCTGTGTATTTTTATCCATCCTCCGTCCATGGCATTTATTTGTATAACTCTGCCTGAATTTCAGCGAATAGCTTCTTAAATTTCCTAGAAGCAGATATGGCTTGTATGTGCCTTTTGAAAAAATTACCTATTGAGATTCTGATTTTATCAGCTTCGCAATTTTCGGTATACATAGTGTCTGAAATTTCACCAGATGATGAAACGTAATAATAATGGTCGCCATTTTTTAGATCCCATCTGATTTTTTCAACTTCCCCGCTTTCAGGATTGAATTTAACGCCTTTTTCTTCCATTAATTTAAAGAAACTATTAGTTCCAATACTATCCTCTAATTTTAGATTTAATGATCCACTTCTAAAAGATAAAAGTCCACATGTGGGGTTATAAAGCTCATCTTTAGAGCATGATCCCCCTATCGCCAATGCTAAATCTTTTATAAGGTATTGATTGCTCCAACCATTTTTAGTTTCATATTTTACTACATCGCCAACCTTAAATACTGGATTTATATCGGCAATTATCTTTGAAATAGAATCCCAAAAAAGTCCACGATTTTCTAACATTTTGCAAATCTCTTTTTTCTCTGAATAAGTCGCTAGTCGATCATGCCTTTTACGCTCAGCCCCAATTCTAAAACCATCGACCAAAGTAGTTATCCCGAACAGGGCGCAATACAGCTCAATTGGCTGATCATCACCTTTATAATCACCTTTTAAAATTCCGATACACTTTTCATCTTCATACTCGGTGTATATGAAATCGCCATCCTTGAATTTGTAGCTAGGTGTTTCTTTCTCACAAATAGAAATAGTACTGCCGTTTTCACTTGTTTCTATTGTTACCCGTGTACCGGGTATAAGTTCTATTTTCTTTTCCATCTTATTATTTATTTTACTTATTATAATTAACACAAGAAATAATGCCGTAAACACAACATTCTGTATTTGATCTACCTTGCTCGGAATATGAAATAATACGTCACATATATTTAATATCAATAGCATGATAAATAACGTTACTAGTATTTTATTCATTTTAAAGCGTTTTAAGCCGTTTTTTAGGCGGCTAGTTAAAACTGTATTACTTCTCCGAATTATCGGCACCATCGTACGGAAAAACATCTACGATAGGCGTTTCCGCTATTTTGTCTATGACGTAGTCCGCCATAGTCCCGCGCATGTGCTCTACTAAAGTATTATTTGCAGCATCCAAACTTGATGCATTAACGAGCATGAAACATGCAGTTTTCTTTTCTGCTCCAGTAGTTTCATTTAATGAGATGAACGATAGTTTACAATCGTACCACTTATCTGCATCGGAAGTTGCTCGACTATTTTCGCCAAGAATTTTTTTAGCCTCTGCGTCAATTAAATTGATTCCTTGATTAGCTGTTACAATTTCAGTGTATTTCGCTCTGCTTATATCTGAAATTAAAAACTCGCCACTCATGAAAGGTTGTAGCTTTTCAATTGTTCTCGCTTCGGCTTCGGTAAAGCTCTGCGCATCTATTAAATAAGGCTCGGTTACTTTCTTCACCATGCCATTCTCCATTGTTTTTTCGTATCTGATTTTAGACACGAACCAGTTCTGCATCATTTTACTAAAATTTATTTGTTATTATTCACTTAGCATATCGAATAAAGTAGGAGCCGTAACATCCATCTCGGCCTCTCTAAGATAGCTCAGTCCATCTTTCCAATAGCCGTGATTCAGCTCTACGCCACATCCGATACGCCTCTTTCTTATGGCGCAATATGGAACGGTTGATATTCCACTAAAAGGGTCAAATACAATATCGCCTTCATTTGAAAATCTATCAATAATCCTATCGACAATATCGAGCTGAAGGGGGCAAATATGGTTCTGTCTATTCTTCTGTGTTTGTTTACAGTTAAGCGTTCTCATACGAGTTACATCATCCCATATCCAGTCTTTTTTTGAAACTGGGTCAATCGCCATAAACGTTTTTGGCAACTTACCATAGGAGTCTAATTCTTCGGCAAAATGAACATGTTGCTCGTAGCTGTATATGTGTTCTTTTTGATAATTTCGGAATAGAAAACGAAGCTTGTCTATCCCCGCTCCCCGCATATCGTCTATACTCAAAAGTGTATTCCCGCTACTTTTCCAACTTGCATGAGCATCTATTTGCCATTTCGCGAGTGAATAATCTACTTTGCTCTTTGTCACTGGAGTGTCGGCATAGGCACGTGATGTGTCAGATGGCAACTTGCGAAAAAGCAACACATATTCAGGACATCCAACACCCATTTTAGAACCATCTTTGCACATCTCTGTGTAGCCAAGGCGGTATGTTTGGTTGTTCTCCCTTACTACATCCGTATCTACTGTAATCATCCCGAAGAAAATAAATCCATGTTTCATATAATGGCTGATGCACATTGCATGGAAAGGATCTAGTGATGGCATTCCTAATCCAGTTGCATTTCCAAACAAAATTCTATCTTTAACGTGTACAGCCATAACTCTACCCGGTTGAAGTATTCGAAGAAGTTCGGGAGTTAGGTAATCCATTTGCTTGAAAAACTTTTCATTATCCGAATTATGTCCGAAGTCGTTATACGTTGGTGTATATTCGTAATGGTTAGAGAATGGCACAGATGTAACGATAAGGCCAATAGAATTTTCTTTCATGCTTCGGCACTCTAATACATTGTCGTTATTGAAAGATTTCCATAATTTACCGCTTTTCTCCTCTCGCTGAGCAAACATCCAGCGCATCATCTTTTCTTCCGCATTAAGCCCGAAAAGACCATTTTCGCGTATTATCTGCACCATATTATGAACCATCTTCGTGTGTTGATGCCACTTTTCCATAAAAGACTTGAAAATTTCGCCCTCTGATTCTGCATACACAAAAAACAGGTCAACAGGGAATAGCTGCATGAATCTGTATATTCGTGCAATTGCTTGAAATTTATCGTTAAATCGATAGTCGATGAACATGATTGCCTTATGGCAGTGATATTGGAAGTTCAAACCCTCCCCTAACATCTCTGGTTTAGCTGCAAGATATTTCAATTTACCATCCTTGAAATCCTGTATAACTTTATCAGCTTCGTTGTCGTCTTGAGAGCCATATACAGCTTTACATCCGGGTAACGCCTTGCATATAGCTTCCCTCTCACTTTCAAGATCATGCCAAATGAGAAAATTATCATCTTTGTTTTCTGGGCGGTTTATTATTTCTACCACCCTTGCAACCTTTTCGGACATGTTATCTCTACGCTCTTTTGCGGCATCTGCTAATCCAAGAGCAGCTTCACGGTACATTTTAAAATTCCCATCTCGATCTATGCCGGCTGTTGAATTATCAACGGACACTATTTCTTCGTGAGTAATAAGTTCAGGAAGTGAATACACATTGTCAGGATATCCTAAGTCTGATGGTTTCGTTAAGAATAGAGCCCAAGTTGATACCCACAACCAAAACTCTTTCTCCTTATGAGGATATAATGTGAGATTGTTTGCTTTCGTTGAATCTCGTTGAAAGAATCGAGTAAGCGCTTGCCCTGTATCCATCACTCCTAGATATCCTGCATAGTGAATCATTTCCTTAAATCGATTCGGTGCAGGTGTGGCGGTAGCGACAAATTTATAAGGAACGGCATTGAATTTGGGCAGAAACGTTTGGTATGTTTTTGTACCATATCCACGAAGTACACTAGCTTCGTCTAAAGAGGTGGCTGTAAAATAGGAAGGATCAATATCTCCATCTCTTACACGCTCGTAGTTGGTAACCATTATATCGGTTTCGCAAGCCCCTATTTCAGCCATGTTTCGAACGTATTTTATTGTAAGAGAAAGATGCTTCTCTGATTGCTCTAGAAACTCAATTACAACTCGTTTAGGGCATACAATCAAACCTTTACCTCCTTTGTTTTTAAGTATTACTCTAAGTATTTCTAATTGAGTAACCGTTTTTTGCATACCAAAGGATGAAAAGATAGCGCGGCATCCACCTTCAACCGCCCATATAACAGAATCTTTCACATGCGGATATAGACTATCAGTCAGCTCTTCTTTATCTATTTTAAACCCTGTTTGATGGCTAATTGCCATCTTTTGTTTTAGAAAATCTAAGTATTCCATTTCAATTAAATAATACGTTAGTAAGTTGACGACCCCGACTTACAACTTGCCATAGTCCGGGCTTTTCTTCTGTTATCGCTAAATCTTTTATCTCTCCGAATCTTTCTATGTTTCCGCAAAGATCAACTATCCATCCGAACTCCTTATCCGGGTGCGGACGGATCGCTCTGCCTACTATCTGATAGTAAAGAGCAAGAGACATTGTAGGGCGAGCCATTACGATAGTGTCTAATTCAGGATAGTCAAAACCAGTGGTAAGTACTCCTACATTTGCAATGACTTTTATTTTTCCACTTTTGAAATCATTCAAGAGTCTTTCTCGCTCCGGCTTGGGAGTATCTCCTGATACTATTTCACATCCCTGAATCTCATTTGCAAGCCGCTCAGCCTCTTTTAAGAAGCGCGTGAATACGAGTATTCCCTTACGAGGTGTTTCCGCCTTATAGAGTAATCTATTCACAATAGAAACAAGAAAAGAGTAAAAGTCTACTCGCTCATACTCTTTTAGCACCGATCTATCCGTGTAATCCGCTCCAGTGGAATTTTTTTGTAACTTCCTACTATCCCACCCGACAGGCGATAGCTGATAATAGTTCAGCTTCGCCAAATAACCCATATCTAACAGTGTGGATATTTGGACCTGATAAATTAACTTCGAAAAGAACTTAGGATAAGTTCTTGTTAGAAATTTAAGCATAGATCCTTCCATTGTGGATTTCAATCTATACGGCGTGGCCGTTAACCCTAATACCTTGCAATTTAATTTTTCTAGAAAAGCTTTATACATTCCCTCTTTCGGATTTACTAAATGGCATTCATCGATTAGAATGTATTTGAAATGCGAAAATAGTTCAGGATGATTTATCGCGCTGCCTATCGTGGCATAAGTTATTCTTGAAATTTGCTTCGATCCCATTGAAGCGGAATAGACAGAGCAGTCAAGAATGCCATACGCGCATATCTTAGCAAAATTTTGCTCCAAAATTTCTTTAGAGGGCTGAAAAATCAGCATGTGAGAGTTAAGTCTTGCGGCTATATCTGCAATTACTATTGATTTTCCTGAACCGGTCGGGAGAACCATTAACGAATTCTTATCAGTCTTTGATAGAAAGTAAGATACAGCTTCATCACTTGCTTTTTTTTGGTAATCACGTAATTTAAACATGTCAGATTCTTTTTATTTTGGATTTTCGGGGCATTTACCAAGTTCGTATAATCGACAAATTCTTTGGCCGTTACCCTCAAAGGGAACGAAACAAGTCCTTTTTTTACAGGCGTACTCTGCCACCTCGTATTCACGGTATTTTCCGTCTCGGCATTTATATTTTATTTTCATATTCCTTTCTCCTTTCTTAATTTATTGCTTAGTGCTTTGTAGTATTTTATTAATTCTTTATATTCAAAATCAGTGAACTTTTTAAAGGTTGAAGATTTCCATTTCAACAAATCGAATCTTTGCTTACCTATTTTTATAATTAGGTTTTCACGATAGCCATCCAAATGATCTGCTTTGAATCGATTGCAAAATCGGCACTCCGCATGACAATTATCTTCATCGAATCTCGTTGCTGTGTGAGTTCGTGAAAAATAATGACCACAATCGGCTTGCTCAAAGGGCTTTATTTGCCCACAGCTGATACATCGGAAGAATCCATTCGGCATAGCATCTCGGAGGCGAATAAAAAGAGAAAACTCTCTATCAAGTTTGGCTTTATAATCAGGCTCTTTCTTCGCTTTATGAATTTTTGAGCCCTCTTTTTTATTTTTGTAAAACATGCTATTTTTTTAATACTGATTATTGAACTCTTTAGCCAATTTTACGCAGGCTTTATAAGTAATATGTTTTAATTTTTCTCTAATGATATCACACACATCATAAAATGGACTTTGGTCTGCAAAGCAAAGAAGTATTCCACAATTACTGCAAAATAATTCTACCCATATTTCCAAATATTCGGTATCATGATACACTCTTTTTTTGTGAGCGCATCCACATATAGGACAAATATCAAGTCCTCTTTTTATTCTTTTTACAATTGTTGCTTTACTTACTTTTTTCATTTTTCAGTCTATTTATTTTCGTTATATCCGATTTTAAAAGCCGTAAAGCCTCATTTGTTTTCACATCCGAAGGATCAACTCTACAATGCGAACAAACCCGCTCTACATGCCGTATTAGTGCATCTAGAGTATAATTAGGTATCTCTGTTTTCATGTTTTTTTTGTTTGTGGACGGAAGAGAATCGAACTCTAACTATATGGAGTACTCGGTACATATAGCGAACCGCCCCGCCCAGATTTGCCACCTACACGCTAGTAGGTGGACTTTCTAACATTAATCAAATAAAAACTCTTAAATTATGAATTTATGCCCTCGCGGGTGTGCAGTCTGTTAGATTCGAACTAACAACATTGTGTACTTTAATGCCTTTTTTCGTCCAAATGGACTAAGCGTCTACCAATTCCGCCACGACTGCATGTGCTCGTCTTTCCGAGCTGTCATGGCTACCAAACATTCATGTCAGCTTGCCCTACCTCTTTTTTCAAGGTGCTGGTTATAACTCGTAATGAGTTGTTGGTAAGTGCGGATTCGAACCACAACCTACTCCCTTTCAGCGAAAGAGAATCGTGTCTACCGGAATAAACCATTTACACCACTTACCATCCTATTATACCACTTTAAAGTGGGTGATCTTATTGTTACCATCTGTACTATGTTGGTTTCCACACCGTTTATATATACTCCTTATTTCTCTCTATTTCATTACTTATATGAAGTAGAAACTCATTCTCGTTAGGAGCGGGAAGATATATACCGGCTTTAGCACTAGCCCAATTTCGGAATCGGTCTATTGCAAGTGTCATATCTCCAGTGTCAAGTTCTGCAGAGCTTCTAAGATATATAACTTCAAGACCCGATTTATTCACTTTGTTTCGTTCGAATATCGTTTTGTTGCAAGTCCTTTTGAAGAAGTCTATCTTAACCTCTTCTAGAGAAGATCCATATTCGCAAGCGAACCATCCAAGAATTAAATGAAGGTAACGGTTTTGAGGAAGCGTTCGATTTTTGTTTTTTTTCTTGACCTCAACAACCGACCCTTCCTTAATAAGTGCATCAACTTTATTTTTGAAATCAAGAAGCTGATATTCGTTTTTTAAATCATAAATCATCTATAGCAAAAATCTTTTTGTCTGTTATCCGTTCTTTGTTCTCGTTTAAAAACCGTATGAACTCTTCACAATGTGAAGTGAGCTTCGGTATATCTCTTTCGGGGACGAAAGTGTAACTCTCTGTGTACGTATCTTTAAAGTCCGTAATGTTGTACTCAAAGAGCCTTACGTCATTGCCATTCTGCATCAAAGCATAAGGATAAACAAGGTGCTGAAAGTGATCTTTGAACTTAAAAGTTGAATATCGGCTTGTTGTCTTAATGTCGTGCACAGAAGTTGGCAACAACTCGTCTATAAATCCATATACAAGAACATCACCGTAACAGGTTGGCAAGATAGCCTCTGTTCTCACTTGAGTAAGAGCCCCCTTGAAATAACTTGCAAATTCACGGCAAAGAGGGATTGGAAAAGTAAATGCACATTCTTTGTAGATAGCTTGATAATACATGTTATCAGGCGTTCTTACAACCTCTACATCTTTGGGTTTCCTGTTCTCTATTAAGGCATCTATCAATTCATTAAAAGCAGTTCCTCTAGATGCTGCTTCGCTATCAAATGGAACTCTGTTAATGCGATTGATAAGTTCCTCAAATTGTATTTGTGCAAACTCCTCTTCCGTGTGTGGCGGATCTTCTGAAAATCCCCAATACTTCTGATAAATTACATCTGAGTGAATGTAGTCGTAGAAAGAGTCGAGGATAGTCGCATAAAATTTTCCTATAAGTTTATTCTTCATACTCAATCTTTTCAAAGATGATTCCTCTCTGATTCATGAAATCACCCAATGCGATAATATCTTCACGCGTGCCGGAAACTTTGAAAGCTCTGACGTATATATCAGCCTGAGAAGCAGAAATCGCCGTTGCTTTTTTAGGTTCAGGCGTTGCTTGAATTTGTACAACCGGGGCAACGACCTTTTCTGATTCTGCTTTTACCTTCTCCCTATTGGCTTTCAGGCTATTGGCATACTGTATTGTCGAGTTGATATTAAGCGTGTCAAGATACAGGGACTTTAATAAGTCTACATCTTCACCAATAGCTTCAAGAGTTACAATATCATCCTTTATCTTAGCTATCTTGCTTTCAATCTCAGCCTTGATATCCTTCTTTTTAGTAGTCTTATTCAGCCATTTTTCTTCAAAGATCTTACCTAGAGTTATAAGAGTAAAACCAGTTTCAGCAAAAAGGCTTTCTACAATCTTTCTTTTATCATCCTTGTACTTCTGATCGCTCTGTTTTACCACAGAATCGATTTTTAAGGAGCATTCGGATATCAGCTTTATAGTTTCATTCACCACTTCTTTAAACTCGGCAAATGGCTTCATAAACTCTTTTTCAAATTCAAGCCTTTTAGCGTTTAATGCCTTTGAAGCCTTGTTGAGCATAGCCTTGTCTTTCTTTGCAAGGTCTATGTTCGATTCATTGTAATTTGAAATGTCATAGTTTGGTAAAGCATTTTCCACCAACGCTTTTATTTGCTTTGCATTGGTGGTTAGGCTTCCTAGTGTCTTTTCGCTTACTACTAATTCAAGATCCTGTTCTTGAATATCCATTTTCGCTAAATTGCTCATAATAAACTCGGCTCTAATTGTTTCTCTTCGTACTTCTTCTCTTTGTTAAGGATCAGATTTAAGGACTTGGCTTTCACTGAAAGCAGTTTCCCCGCCATTTGTTTCGAGCTTCCTACGTGTTCAAATTGATCAATTCTGCTGATAAAGTCATTTGCCGATTGAGCATCTGTAATAAGAGTGATATCTTCTTTTATCTCACTAATGACTTTGTCGTATTTAGCAATTTCTTCTTTCTTTGCAGAGAGCATAGAAAGATAAGGATTGATAACATAATCCTGAATAGCTGTATTCTTGTGCGTTGGGTTTCCCTTTGCATCAATAATCGTAGGTATTTCCATTACAGACGGTAAATTGCAAGTATTCTTACCATCGTTTCTTGCAGTAGGGTCGAAAGTAATCGTTCTACGAGAGCGTCCATTTTCGGTTCTTGCTTCAATGTACCCCAATAAGTCAAGCTCTGTTACAATTGAGTTATACGACTTTTCTCTTAGCGATGGTATAAACACCGTATCATCACCCTCTTTTCTCGTGTCCCTGTGTGCCACAAATACTATGTGCTTATTCAAATTAGAAATGTTTCTAACGAAATTTGAAAATTCCTGATTGATTCCATTCCAATCTTTTAATGCAGGGGCTCTGTTGCCACATTTAAATGAAATGATGTAGTCCATCATTTTTCCGATAGTGTCAACTACTATAGTTTGATAAGAATCTAGATTCTCACTTAACACACTCTGCACATCTTCCCATTGTGATATTTGTACGGTGTCTACTGATTTTAAATGCTCGATGTTGATTCTCTTTACGCCATTGTCAAAATCGAACAGAAGAGGTTTTGGAGCACTCAATGCGTATGTTGATTTTCCCATACCGGGTTGACCGTAAACCATCATCTTAATGTTTGATGGAATTTCTAGTTCATTGCTTTTACGAATTAAACTCATAATATAATAGTTAATAGTTATACTTACTTTGATAATTTGGTTGCTATTGCAGCAACGTTTTTGAATGATTCTTTCAAATCATAATACTGTTGTTGAGATTCAGACCAAAGTTTGCTACAAGAACTAAGTCTTTCTTTCAAACTTTCTACTTCTTCTTTCAGAAGTTTGTTTTCTGATTTGAGGGTTTCATTTTCCACATTGGAAACACTTGTATCTTTCTCCATTTTTTTGTTATTTGAAATTAATTACGCTCATTAGTTGCTCTGAAGATAATACAGAGCGAATTTCTAATTTAGAGTAGCAGATTGGCGAATTAATAGCGGGACCCATCCTTTTCTTTTTAATCAGGCCGCCGTTGACCATCTTTTCTAAAAGAATAGGTTCTTTGCCTAAGGACTTCAACCACCGATACGCCTCTCTCTGCTTTATCAAGTCGTTTGTCGGTTCACGCATTTTGTCGTTAGCCGCTGCACCCAGTTCGGCCGCTTCTTGCAATAATCTTTTCAACTCATAGAAATCGAGTTGAATCAATTTCCTCTGAGGTTGGTTCATACTCTCCTTATTACAAAGAATTTTCCTAGTGGTGCACCCTCTTTCTGCAAAGAGTACTTTACTTCTTCTTTCTCAATCTCTCTATCGACTTTAGCCGCTCGATTTAGGTCGGCCACCATGCGAGAGATTTTGAGATAAGCTACAACAGGAAACACAATAGCCTCCCCTTTTACGAGTGCCTTGATGCGCACTCTTTCTTCTGTTTCTTTTGCCATATTATTTATAAATTATAATGTACTTAAAAAATGACGGCTACTTTCACAAGCAACCGCCAACCAACAAACAATCAAACCAAATGAGTTATGCGGGGTATATCTTATCTTTAATAGATTCGAAATAGTCCCATATCCCATTCGAT